ATCGTTGGGTGGGGCATCTGCTGTACCTGACCAAGTAAATTTTGTCATGGTGTCTGACGCAAGTCGATTTACTATTGCGTTTGGCGCTACGCCTTATGGCGGCGGTGATTTCGACCCAATGCTCATTCGTTGGTCAGACCAAGAATCTGTTGTTGAGTGGACTCCTGCGGCTACCAATCAGGCTGGCTTTATTCGCTTGTCGCACGGTTCAGAAATCCGCACAGCGGTGCAGGCTCGTCAAGAGATTGTCGTGCTGACAGACTCGTCTGTATATTCATTGCAATACCTTGGCCCACCCTATGTTTGGGGTTCTCAGCTTCTTGGCGACAACATTTCAATCGCAGGCTACAACACCGCAGTTATTGCGTCAGGTGTTATCTATTGGATGGGCGTGGACAAGTTTTATAAATACGATGGTCGTGTACAGACCCTGCGCTGTGACTTGCGTCAATATATCTACCAAGACATAAATCTTAACCAGCAAGTTCAATTCTTTACCTCAACAAATGAAGGCTTCAACGAAGTCTGGTGGTTCTATTGTTCTTCTGGCTCAACCATAATTGATAAATATGTTGTGTACAACTACGCAGAAGATATTTGGTATTACGGCACTATGGGTAGAACCGCATGGATGGATTCCGGTTTAAACGATTACCCAATTGCGGCGACCTATAACAATAATCTTGTCTACCATGAATATGGTTTAGATGACAACACAACAGGTACTCCGATAGCAATAGATTCATACATCACCTCATCTGAATTTGACATTGGTGATGGGCATAATTTTGGTTTTGTCTGGAGGCTTATCCCTGACATTACATTCCGTGGCTCAAGCGCCGATAGCCCACAGGTCACCATGTCTTTGGAGGCTTTGCAAAGCTCAGGTTCTGGCTACAACAACCCAGAATCAGAGGGTGGAGTTAACTACGGTACGGTAACCCGTGGCGTGGCTGTGCCTGTTGAGACGTTTACACAGTATGTTTACATGCGGGTACGTGGTCGCCAAATGACTTTTAAAGTTGAAGGCAATCAGCTTGGTCTTCAGTGGCAGTTGGGTGCGCCTCGTATTGACATCAAGCCTGATGGACGCAGGGGTTCATAATGGCAACATTTGATCCCAAGACGCTTGACTTTACAAATCCAGTTGCGCCCAACTTACCACTTGCGCCAAATCAATACGACCGTCAGTTTCAAGATCAATTTGAAAATATTCTGCGTTTGTATTTCAATCAACTTGATAACTCATTTGGTTCTTTGCTTGGGCCAACCGGCGGCAAGTATTTAAAGTTTCCGTATGGTGCATTTCATCAAGATGGATACACAACTTTAACCAATGCTATACCAACTTCAGGGTCAACTGCGACTATTGTTGTTGGTTCAACTGCTGGGTTTGAATCTGCCGGAACTATAATTATTCAAAAAGAGTTAATTAGCTATACAGGTAAAACTGCAACCACATTTACGGGCATTACCAGATCGCAGTATGGTTCATCCGGCGCTTCACATGCCGCAGGTGTTTATGTAACAGAAGCTCAGGCAGTGCCTTCCGCAACTACGGCTTTAGCTGTTCCATTCGATACAACCGATTATAGTAATGAAATATCTTTAGATACCACAGATAAAAGTAAAGTTGTTTTTGCTACTTCTGGTTTTTACAACATACAGTTTAGCATTCAGCTTTTAAATGGTAAAAATTCAATAGATAACGTGACTCTTTGGTTTAGGCAAAATGGTGTTGACATTCCAAATACGGCTGGAATTGCAACTGTTCCCATTGGCCCCGGCACTACTCTGGGCGCTATTATCGTAGCTTGGAATTTAGTTATATCTATAACTGCTGGTGATTATATTCAGTTGATGATGGCTTCAGATTCTGGAGACACGGTAGCTGGCACTTACCCACCCGGAACAGCACCCGTACATCCAGTATCACCTTCTGTTATTTTTACCGCAACATTTGTGTCAAGGCTACCAACATGATACTATCAATAAACCCGTTTAAATGAGGCAAAAATGAGTCTACAGCTTGCCGCTCAACACCTAGCATCACATGGTCGTGGTAACGACTCAACGCTTGTTCACATGTCCCCTCGGGAAGTGAACAGTTTAAATGCGCTTGCAAAAGCCCACGGCGGTCACCTGACCACAAACCCACATACGGGTTTACCCGAAGCTGGCTTCCTTGAGTCCATCCTTCCTATGGCTGCTGGCTTTGCTTTAAACGCTGCGCTGCCCGGTTCAGGTATGCTAGTACCTGCTTTGGTTGGTGGCGGCACAGCACTGTTGACCGGTAGTCTTGAGAAGGGTTTGATGGCGGGCTTAGGTGCTTATGGCGGCGCTAATATAGGTGAGGCTTTGGCATCTCAAGGTATTGAGCAAGCCACTGCACAAGAATTGGCTAAAGATGAAGCTTTGCAAACCGCACAGGCACAAGCAGCCCAAACTTTAAACAGTCAATTTGGCAATGTTGCTGCAAACGGAATCCCTGCCGGGCAAACTGATGCTTATATAAAAGCTGTCCAAGCTGCAAATGCACCCGGTGCAAATTTGATACAGACTGCGCAGACTAATGCGTTAAACAACTATAACGCACTTGATTTTGGCGACAAATTAAAGTCTAACTTCAACACCCTGACCTCTCCCGGCGGCGCAAGTGGGTTGTTTGATAAGGTTACCAGCTCGCCTATGAGCCTACTCAAGACTGTAGGCGCTTCTTCTGCGCCGGGGATTTCTGAAGCTATGAAGCCTAAGAAGCCTGAAGAGGTTCAAGCTGATGCAAGCATGGGGCAGCGCTATGCTTACAGCCCCGGCTATACAAACCCAACACCAAATCCAAGTGCAACTGGACAAGAGCAACGGTATTTAAATCCCGCTTATCGGCCTATAAGTAATGAAGAAGCCAAAAAGATTTATGGCTTTGCTGATGGCGGAACAACTCCGGCGGCTAATCCCGCAGCGCCCCCAGTTCCTACTTCGTATACAACTGCTGAACCTTCAGTGCCTGTTGCTTCGCCTCCCCCGGCCTTCAGTATTCCCACTGTAAATAGCATGGCAGACTTAGTGCGTGCGCCTGAGTCACAAGGACTTGTTAATGCATACCTTAACCGTCCTACACCTATTGATGTTCAATCACAGTTCAATAACTATTTGCAAAATACTTTGCAATCTAAACCAATGGCTGTAGCAAATTCAGCATACAAAGCTCCTGCATCCGCTTCAACAACTTCGGCATCAACTGATAAAAATGCTGAATACATCTATGACTCGGCTACTCAGCAATATATAAAGAATCCTAACTATAAGCCTACAGCAGAAAAGAAAAAAGGACTCAATCATAATGCGGGAATTAACATGAGTGGCATTCCAGAGTCTGAGTACTACCAAGGTTTGGCTGGCATGGCAAAAGGTGGTATTGCTGATGCGCATTACAACCTTGGCGGCTATTCCGATGGCGGCAGATTACTCAAAGGCCCCGGTGATGGCGTGTCTGACTCCATTCCTGCGGTAATTGGACAAAAGCAACCTGCTCGTTTGGCTGATGGTGAGTTTGTTGTGCCTGCGCGTATTGTTTCTGAACTGGGTAATGGATCAACCGAGGCTGGCGCACGCAAGCTGTACGCAATGATGGACAGGGTTCAAGCCGCCCGTAGCGGTACTGTAGGCAAGGGGAAAATAGCAAAAAATAGCCGGTCTGAAAAATATCTTCCTGCTTAATCATGCCGTTGTACCAAATCAATCCAAGAGAGTTGCCAGAAGTTTGGCCTATTGCCGCTCCGCTTATTCAAAAGGCAATTGATTTAGACCCAACATCTACAACAATTCAGCATGTTGAATACAGCGTTAGAACAGGGAAGATGTACCTTTTGGTATGGGAAGAACCCGGTGAAGGTATTACCGGTGCTTGCACAGTAGAGTTTTTGGATTTACCAATGGAGCGCATGGCTCATGTAAGTCTTATGGGCGGTAAAGGTATTGTCAGAAAACATGTTTTTGAGGAAGCCATGAAGTGGATGCGGATGCACGGCGCTACAAGGGCGCAATGTTTTGCCCAAGGCACGCTCCCCCAAATGTACGAAAAGATGGGTATGGAAAACACTCATCAGGTAATGAGGATTAAATTATGAGAATGAATTCTTCTAAAGCTTTGTTGGGCATTCCAGACCTTCCAGAGGAAGCATTTAAACACGTTGGTAATCGTAAGATTAAACCTCAAGGCGATAGTGGGGGTAGCAGTGCCTCACCTGCTCAAACCCAAACTACAACCGCTGAGTTGCCAGAATGGGCACGCCCTTATGCCAAGAATATTCTTGCTAAAGGCGCTGCGCTTACCGACATCAACCAGAATCCATATCAGCAGTATGGTGGCAACCGTATTGCTGGGTTTTCTCCCATGCAATACCAAGCGTTTCAAGGCGCTGCAAACATGGATGCAGGCCCTCAAGGTTTCCAAGAACAAGTCGGTCAGTACATGTCTCCCTACATGCAGAATGTGGTGGACGTTCAAAAGCGTGGGGCTATCCGAGATTACCAAGTTGGTAATACTATGCAACAGGCACAGGCTACACAGGCTGGCGCTTTTGGTGGTGGTCGGGAAGCTATTCAACGTGCAGAACGTGAACGCGGTTTGATGGGTACTTTGGGTAGTATCCAAGCACAAGGTTCGCAAGCTGCCTACGATCAAGCAGCAAATCAGTTCCGTCAAGGTATTCAACAAAACTTGGGTATCAACCAGTTGCAGAACCAATACGGCGCACAGATGCAACAGCAAGCCCAGCGCCCGTTGGACATGGCATATCAAGACTTCTTGAACCAACAGAACTACCCTTACAAGCAATTGGGCTTTATGTCTGACTTGGTGCGTGGTTTGCCCTTGGGTCAAAAATCTACAAGCAGTATTTACGACCAAGGCCCCGGCATGGTGCAGACTCTAGCTGGTCTGGGTGGCGCTGCTTATGGTTTTGGTAAATCAGGACTCTTTGGTAAAGAGGGTGGCCTGATGACCTCACACGCTGAAGGCGGGCAAATCGAGGACGAAGAGCCAGTCATTCGCTACGCTGATGGTGGCGTAACAAGCCCACAGAATGTTGAAAATATTCTCCCTAAGTTGAGCGATCAGCAATTACGACAAGCCAAGGAAGCGGCTTTGAACCGTCGTGATGTTGTAGAAGCCCAGATGATTGATGCAGAGATGGCTGAACGCGCTTCTATCCGTGGCGGGTTGGGCGGCGCGTTTAATCAAATCCCTCAAGACCAGCAAGAACAAATGATGGCTGGCGGCGGCATTGTCGCATTCGCTCCCGGCGGCGTCACGTACAAAAAACAATTTGAAAGTAGCATGGAGACTTTAAAAGGTCTATCTGGGCAGCAGCCTGAACCATTAACGCCTGAACAATATGAGCAAGGTGTTACTTCTCGTCAACCAATGCTTGAAAGAATATACGGCCAAGATATTACAAAACCATATTTGGAAGAAACCAAAACCAAAAGAATGGGGTTAGCGGATCAACTGGAAAAAGACAAAGGGCTTGCTTTTGCCATGGCAAGTTTGGGCATGTTGGCCCGCAAAAGAACACCGGGTGAAAGCCAGAAAAACCAACTTATATCTGGGTTGGGTGAAGCTGGACAACAGTTTGCCGGTGAAGTTGGAAAACTTCAAAGAGATAGCAGAGAGGCTGATGACAAACTTCGTCAATCTGAAATCTTATTGGCTACCGCACAGCAGCAGCGTAAAGAAGGCATGGCCAACAAAGCCATGTCTTTGGAAGACAAAGCTGATGACAAACGCCAAGACGCATTCAAAACAAAAGCGGCTATACAAGAGAAAGTTGCGCAACTCCAAAGTGGTTTGGCCAGCACAGAAATGCAAGGCGAAAATGCGCTCAAGGTTGCAGGCATACACGCTGCTGTTCAGCGTGAAGCTATGAACAAACCCGGTGAGATTGAGCGTATGATGTCTGAAGTTGACGCTATTCGTACCGGTAAAAAATCATTCCAAGGTAAAACTGGCGAAGAAGGTGCCAAAGCTTATCAAGATACACTTGGTCAAGTCGGTGCAGCACGTTACGGCGCTAAGTACACTGGCCCCGATACAAGCTTTGCAAATGATGCTAAATTCCAAGCTGAGTTGGATAAACGAACTGCTTTATTGGCTTTGCAAAAGCAAAAACCAAATATCACACCAGCTGAGTTGGAGTCAATAAACACAAGGATAGATGCTGAACGACAAAGGCTCATAGAAGAATGGAGACAAACCCATGGTTCTGGAGTTACGTCAAAAACCTCTGGTGCTACTGGAGCACCTGCGCCGCAGCAATCAACAGGTACACCAATGCCCCAACCCGGACAAGTCATCCAAGGGTATAGATTCAAAGGCGGCGATCCCTCTAACCCAGCAAGTTGGGAAAAGGAATAACACATGGCTACTGGACCTTGGGACTTATATCAGCAGCAAGAACCTAAGTCCCAACCACCGGGGCCGTGGGATCAGTTTGCTGATAAGACTTCAGATGTTGGGCCATGGAGTATGTTTGCGGCACAAGAAAAACCTAAAGAGGATGCTGGCCTCATAGGTTCTTTTGTTTCGTCCCTAAAAGAACGTGCTGCTACTGCAATACCAGCAGCCAAACTTTATACGGGCATGGGAGACCAAGAGCAAGCAACAAAAGAATTGTTGCAGGCCAAGAAAGATTCTGACGACGCATACAAACAAGTTGAGTTCAGCGACATTGGTGACGCATTCAAAGCTGGTAAATACGGCGAAGCCCTAGACAGAACCTTTGAGAAGTTTAAGGAAGTTGCTGGTTCTTCATTGGGTACTATGGCTCCAGCCATGGCTGCTGGTGCTGCTGGTGCTGCCGGTGCTGCTATCGCTGCTCCTGCGGCTATACCTGCCGCCGCTGTTGGTACTGCCGCCTTTGGTCTTACTGCTCTTGGTTCTTACATTGCTGACAACATTGGCCGCCAAAAAGAAGAACAGCAGCAACGTGGTGAAGAAAAACAAGACATCAACCGTCTCACCGCGACAGCCGCAGCCGCTGGTCAAACAGCGTTGGATATTTTTGGGTTCAAGTTTTTCAAACCCCTTGGTGCATTGGTTGGCATAGAAGGCAAAACATCTGCTGAGAAAGCGGCGATGGAGATTGTCGAAGCTGCTACAAAACCTAAAGCCTATCGACGTGCAGTTGCTCTTGGTACAGCAGAAGGCATTGCATTTGAAGTACCACAAGAGGTAGCTCAACAAGTGTTAGAGCGTTGGCAAGCAGGGTTACCGCTTGACCCATTCTCTGACCCAGATGCAGCCAAAGAATATATGGAAGCTGCTGGCGGTGCTTTGCTGCTTGGTGGCCCTATGGGAGCGTACAGCAAGGTCAGAGAAACAGCTATTGCTCGTGGTTCCCCTGAAGGTCAAGCTATTCTCAAGAAACCGACAGAAGGTTCAATATACGAGAGGATGTCTAGAGGAGAAGAGAATGTTTCCGAATCTGACACAGGCACAGCTGGAATCGGCACTGAGGTGGCTGGACAGCCCGGTACAAGAACCGCCCCCGCAGGAGCTGGAGGAACTGACACAGGTACAGTGGTACATACTGGACAAGATGTTGCAGGAACTACTGCGGGAGAAACAAACAAACCCGCTTCATTAGAAGCCTATGGCAATTTTGTACGTCAGTACACAGACCTACGGGATGAGTACAACTCCTTGCCCCAAGGCGTTATAGATCAAGCGGGCATGAATCAGCGTAAGTTGATTTTGAAAGACTTGGCCAGTGTCATCGACAAGAATATGGGTTTGATCGGCAATAAAGGCGTAGCCGCTCAACTCAAGAACCCAGTATTCGACGGAACAAAAGTTCTTACTCGCATAGGCGAAGGAATCGGTCAGACCCATGCAATGCAGGGTGATCTCTTTGGTACGTTCCAAGGCGCTGCCCGCCGTGCTAAAACTGCTATGTCATTGGCTGGCCAAGACACAAATAAGGCTGTAGAGATTCTGGAGCAAAGAAGAGCCGAAGCTCAGCAGAAGATTGACTCTGGTGGCTACACAGACGATGACATCATTAGGTTGCGTCCTGCTGGTATGTCTGCGGGCCAAGCGCTCAAGAACAGAGACGTTATCCTGCAAGAGTTGTCACAACGCACAAATGCTGAAGTTGACCAAGCAGTTGATATATTGAAGAAACAAACCGGCCAGCCTCGTGCGATGCAGGGTGATCTGTTTGAGAAGAAGAAACCTTTAACGCCGGATCAAATGTATTTTGGTCAAGAAGAAGCAAACTTAACCGCTAAAGCTGAAGATGCCCAAGCAAGGGCGGATGAAGAACAAGCTAAAGTTGACAGCGTTAAGGAAAAGATCGCTCGCGGTGTATCTATAGATCCAAAACTTGTAGATATTTTGGTGGAGCAAACAGCTTGGTTTCAAGGAGAAGCAGATAAAGCCAAAGTTAAATTAGAACAAGTTCGTGAGCACTTACGTGAAATTGGTCATCCCCGATTTACAAAAACATCGGGTACTCCTCGTGCAACGCAGGGTGAGCTTTTCAATACAGACGAAATCCAAAAAGAAAATGCCAAAGCAGTAGCAGAAAATAGAGCGGGCCAAGAAAAAACAGAACCTATAACCCGGGAAGCAAAACCTCCCGTAGATGAATTTGCTGACTTGTCTGAAGAAACAACTGCTGAACCTGTTCGTCAGGGTGCGCCACCTCCAGAGAAAGGCGTTAAAGCTCCTAGCCTAGCAGAAGAAATTGACCATGTACGCCGTACTCCAGAAGGTCAATTGATTTCTTCGTTCTTTGATGCAATTGAGCCGCAGAATCAAAACAAAGACGAAAAAGCCCGCCACGACAATTCCAAGAACACAGCAGCAAATGAGTTGCTGGAGTTTGATATTACGCACCCCAAGGAAGCTACTTCTGAAGGTGTTGGCACTGCACTCAAGTACCTTACCGACAGAGTTGGTGGGCTTGATAAATTACGCGAAATGATTGGCGCGTTACAAAGCGCTGCTGCCGGTGCGCAATCAGCCATATTCCAGAAGTATGGTTTACCTGATCTATCTACTCGACGTGGCATAGATAAGTTCAGTGGCGAAGTGCAGGAGTACTTCAAACAAAGAACCGCTACTGGTGAAGGCATACCTACTCGTCTGCCCGGTGTTAAGTCTCCTGTTACTGGTGGAACAGTTTATTCAGAAAAGTTTTCACAGGATGTAAGTGAAGCCCAGCAGTTTGAAACCCCTCAAGGTGAAAAACCCCGCAAGCCAAGTATGGCGTCAAGGGTTAAAGAGTACGTACTTGCGGACAGTAAAATTTATGCGGCAATGTTGGCATTACGCCAAGCGATTGAGTCCAGAAAACTGTCCCCACAAATACTTGCGGCAAAAACGTATTTTGATAACCTGAATCGTTCTACCGTTGGTGACGCATTAAGAGACGTTGCTTTTGATATTGCCTACAACGAAGGCGCTAACACTACGTTCTATGGGGAAGGCGGAGAGTATGCACGCCACTTCAAAGAGTGGATTGACGCAAACTTAGATCTCGCAACAGTAGAACTTGTTAACGAACTCATCGCAGATCACAAAGCTACGCTTGAGGCAAATGAAAAGTTTGATGCAGCAAAAACCAAATACAACGAAGACTTAGATGCCTATGCTGAAAAGCAACGCAAAGAAGCTGAAAAGATCTCAGGTAAAAAGATTGCCAAGGCTCCTACAGAACGCCACAGAAATATCAGTGAGCGTCTGAAAGAAACCGAAGCCGGAGAAACTGAGGAGACCAAAGACGTTGAGGTGAGCAAGAAAGGCTTGCCTACAGTGCAGGGGTTGTATGAAGTACATCCTGCCATCCGCCGTGCCATTGAGGAAGGTGATACCAATAAGGCTCTGACTTTGATGTCTGAAGCCAAGGGCAATCCGTACTATGCGGTTTTGGCCAAACGTATGTTGGAAGCGGGCATAACTGCCAAGACGACTGTGATTGGCGCGGATGAACTTGTACCTTTGTCTGGCGGTAAAGAAACTGTAGCGTTGCTGCGTAACTTCACAGACGCATTGAGGGACACGGTTGTCAACCTGTATCCGCAAGACCAGCACGCAACTTTAATATCAGCGCTTCGTTCAAACAACCTGCGTGATATTACAGGCGCAATTGGTCGTATCCAGTCTGAAATGAAAGACATGGATATTACCGAAGGTCAGAAAGAGTTGATTGATGACGCTATCAACCTGTTAAATAAACAGTTTGCGTGGCGGGGTAAGTATGACCCAGCCACTGATGAAATAATGATGCGGTCAGGCTCGGGCATTACAAACCACTTGTTCTTGCACGAAGCTTTACACGCTGCCCTCTCGCACATCATTGATAACGCTGATAGCTTGCAAGGCATCCAACGCCAAGGCTATGACCAGCTTATTAAGTTGTATGACCACGCCAAAGGTGTTTTGGCTACAGAAGGATTGACTGAGACAAACTTATATGGACTTAGCGACATACATGAGTTCATTTCCGAAGCTCTGACCAACCCAGTATTCCAAGCCAAGTTGCGGGCAATTCGTTTCCAAGCAGCGCCGTTCTCTTTGTTTACAGAGTTCACCAAGGCGTTGCGTAAGTTGTTTGGTATCAAAGAAGGTTATGAAAGCAACGTCTTGAACGAGACCATTCTTTCTACTGATGCAATGATGCTTGGCGGTGTTACAGATAAGAGCAGCATCACCGGTGCATCTGGGCCGAAAGCTATGGCGGGGGCAGTTGTTCCACGGGTACTCCCCGGTGGCAGGCCCAACACACCGACCATGATTAAACACATGATGACATCCAGATCGTGGAATGAAGTCAAAGGAAATTGGCCGCTGTTCTACGCAAACTTAAAAGCCAACCTGCGCCCAATAGCGTTGGGCACGCTGACCACACGTCAGATTGCAGACTTGGTGAACAAACGTCTGCCACAGCTGGATAACTTTGTCCGGGTGACTGAAGAGTTCCTCGCTCGCAAGAACAGTATTCTGCGTGAGTCTGGCGACATATCTAAGAACTGGGAAAGATTGCAATCTAAAGACTACGAGATGTCTCGTAAGTTGGCTGCTGTCATGCACGCAGCCACACTCAGTGAGTTTGATCCTGACCCTAGAGTCAATAGCACAGCCGCAGAACGAGCCAAAAATGCAGACGTGCTAAACATGTGGAGAGAACTTGACCCTGAAGCACAGAAGATTTACCGCCAAGCTAGAGACTTCTTTGACCGTAGATACAGTGAGTACAAGCGATTGCTTAACAGTCGGATTACAACCATGCGCAAGTTTGGTGTATCCGAAGCAACGATCACTGAAATACGTAATGAGTTTGAACAGTCCAAACGTAAAGGGCCTTACTTCCCGTTGATGCGTCATGGTCGATTCTGGTATCAAGTTGGCAAAGGCGCTAACCGTGAGTACTACATGTTTGAGTCCTTCGGTCAACAGCAAGCCCATATCAAAGAACGCTTGGAGCAGAACCCAGAGTTGGCTGATTCATTGATGCAGGGTGACCAATACCAGCAGCAGATGGATATGCACTCTAAGGAATCAAACTTCCTCAAGTCTATATTTGAGGCAGTTGATAACTCCAACATGCAAGATAAGCAGGCGCTGAAAGATTCGTTCTATCAGTCTTGGTTGTCCAATCAGCCAGAGAGCAGCTTCCGTACACAGTTCATGCACCGTAAGAATGTTGCAGGGTATTCTGAGGATGCACTGCGTAATTTTGCTGGCGCATCGTTCCACATGGCGTATCAGCTTTCCCGCTTTGAGTATTCGCCTGAAATGTTCTCGCAAATACAAGCTGCACGTTCGCAACTCAAGAATCGTTTTGATGTTGCCGATAGAGCAGACTTGGCTGTAGCTACAGAAAACAACGAGTTGAGCGACTACGTCAAAGAGATGGAGAAGCGCCTGTCTTTGATGATGAACCCAACCGACATTGGTGTCATACCTTCTGTCTTGTCCAACGTGGGTTTCATTTGGTACTTAACCGCGCCCGCTTCGGCAATCGTCAACGTGGTGGGCGGTATGGTTATCGGCTTACCAACTTTGATTGGTCAGCAGGTAAAACTCAACCCCAATATGTCATACACCAAGGCTACGTTGAACGCACTGGCCAGTATGAAAACGGTGGCTGGCCAGATCATGGCCACAGGGTTTGGCTTGGAGCAAGGCGAGCGCGTGCGTGATAGCCGCGTGCTGTTCCCATCGCTTGAGCGTTCTTCAAGCATGAGCCGTTTGGATAGAGCCGCATATAACAAGTTTGTAGCGGACGGCCTGATTGATATAACTGGAACTTATGACCAGTCTGGTTTGGCTGCATCTCCAACAGAAACTTATACTGGCGTGCGTCACCGTACTATGCAAGCGTTGACTGCTCTGTTCCACAACGCTGAGAAGTTCAACCGTGAAGTCATGGCAATGTCTGCTTTCCGCACAGCTATGGACAAACGCAAGGACTACATAAATAAGCAACAGGCATTTGCAGAATCAATCGCAGAAGCAAAAGACATAACCAACCGGTCTATGTTTGACTACTCGTCTGCAAACAAGCCACGTTACTTCCAACATCCAGTTGCACGGGTAGTGTTGCAATTCAAGCAGTACCCACAACAGATGACGTACTTCCTGACCAGCAATTTCTTAAACATGTTCAAAGGCGCATCGCCCGAAATCAAACGTGAAGCCACGGCTCGGTTTGTTGGCACGATGGGCATGGCGGGCATCTTAAGTGGAGTCACTGGTCTCTGGGGCTTCTCCACCGTCGCGCACATTATGAATGCCGTGATGAACGGTTTAGACCCTGACCGCGATGAGCCGTTCGACTTTGAGTTGGCATTTGCAAACTGGGCTGTTAATACTTTTGGTAAGAACGCAGGCATGTTGTTATTACGTGGAGCAGGTAACGCTGCCGGTATTGACTTGGCCAGCCGTGTCAAACTTGACGATATGTGGAGGCTCGACCCGCAGCGTAACAACCCTGATGAGGTAGCGGCGCTCCAGTCGTTCCTGATCCAGCAGCTTGGCCCAAGCGTTGGTTTGACGATCAATGTTGCCGAAGCCATGAAGTTATGGAATCAAGGCCATGCAGACAGAGCGATTGAGATGCTCTCTCCTGCTTTCATCAAGCAGCCATTGGTCGCCGCCCGCTATGCAAAAGAAGGCGTAAAGACTTTGGCTGGTGACAAGTTGGTCGAAGAAGTTGGGCCATTCAACTTGTTGATGCAATCTCTTGGTATCCGCTCCGCAGAGTTGGCAGAACGTCAGTTCTATAACATCAAGAAGAAAGGCCAAGAGCAGGAAATCATGCGTGAGCGCCAGAACTTGTTGAACCTGTACGCCCTGACATTTATGTCTGGCGATACAGACAACAACCAGAAAGCGTTCGACAACATGATGAAGTTCACCATGAAGCATCCAACAGTTGCAATCGACGCCGATGCTATCGTTAAGTCAATCGAAGGCAAGCTGAAGAAGTCTGCACAGACCGATCATGGCCTGTACATTGATCCCAAGCTGATGACTTTGATTAACGAGAACTACATGACCAAGGTCTCCGAGAAATAAAAAATGCCCCCGCTTTTTACGGCGGGGGCTAATTCTAGGAGAGAGCAATGGTCAATTGCGCTTAAATTGTAGTCTATTAACCCGCCACACGCGCAAGCCCCGTATTTCATCTTCTATTACTAGCTTAATGATCGTTGTATAACCAAGACGGTCCATCTTGCGTTGTATGCGATCCCGTGCTTCTACGTCATTGAGGCACGGGATAAAAAACGAACTGCCGACAGAGAATTTCTCCCAGTCTAGCTGGTACGTTACCCCATCAATCTTCATCGCCTTTGCCGTTTACGTCTAACTCAATACCCAGCAGGTCAGAGTCAAACTCTAAGGCAACCACAGGTGGGGCGCTGATGTCTGTACCAATATCCAGTCTAGTGCGCACCTCGGCAATAAACGCACCGGTCTTGTTCAGGCCGGTCAACAAGTCGGTAAATGTCACCTGCTTGAGTACGCAGAAGTCCTTGAGAGACTGGCGGATGATAAAGATACGGCGGGCGTCTGGTTCGTGGCGAACCACCAACGGGCCTCGCGGGGACATGAGAGGAGAAGCAGCAATACCGGACTTGGAGTTACTGTACTTGTTTATGACCAAGGTATTGAGGTTGTGCTTCAGCAAGAACTCGCCAACGATGGTGGCGTAGTCGTTATAGGTCAGACGTGTGGCTGTCTGCATCTCGGAAACTTCGGCAACCGCCCAGTCAAAAACACGTTTATGGTTGATGTCGTGCAGACCCAGCTTGGCCGCAACCACCGCGCCCGTCAGGTTTGCCCCAGCCATGCCTGACCAAAACCTTTCCCGCGTGTCTATATTAACTGCCTTGTCAAAACGAGCCTGTACTTTCAGCGCGGTATCTACAACTTCTTCCAGATTCTGTACAAGATACTGTGCGTATGGAAGGCCAGCCAGCCCGTAGTTACTATGCAATCTACCGAACACCTGTTTGGCAGACGCACGGTCTAAGTTATTTGTGGGGTCAATCTTGTACTGCATCAGGCGCATCAATTCGCCCTCAGACGTAGACTTCAATGCCTCAAGTTTGTCCGTCATACTGGCGTTAGACGTGGCCACCATCATGGTCGCCCAGAATCCTTGGGACTCGCGCTCCTCGTTGGATGAGGCTTTCATCCGGCGGCGTGGCGCACCCTGAGTCACGCTGTAGGCCAGATCGGAGAAGTCATCCCCGCTCATCTTGGTTATCTCATCCACACCTAGCGGCAGGTTACACATGACTGCCATGCGGTGCAACTTCACGTTCAGGGTGTCTTTCCACTGAAGCATCAGCTCATCAGGGTGACCCCAGACGCTGTTCATAACCTGAAGTATGGTTGACTTACCTGTTCCAGATTTATTATTTATAAGGTTGATGATGCCGCCCTTGATACCCATGAACTTGATGAGGGGTGCACCAAACGCTGAGAACACAGCAAAGGCATGGGGTTCAAACCCGGGCATATCGTAGACGTTGATGATGTCTTTCCATTCATCCAGCAAACCCACTGGGCGCAGGGCATGGGCAATATCCCGTGTAGCCTTAGATGGTGGGCTGTACTTAACGTAGCTTGCACCAATCTCCCTGTTCCCAAGAATGAACTTCTCGTCATCATCAGCCCAACCAAATTGCAGTCGCATCATCTCCACCTCTTGCGTAACTTGTAGTTCTTTTGCACATTGCATCAAATAGTCCAAGATCAAGGCCATCTGATTTGTACCGGCAATGATCCCGTGGAAGGACACTACCTTACGTAGCTCGTCTTTACTCAGCGCATCTACCAGAGGCACTGAAAATTCCTTGGCTCCATCCCTTGGAAGAACCCTGCGGATCAGGATGGTCTCCCCCAGCGCGGGGTCAAACATCCGCTTGGTAACGAATAGGTCGTACTCATAGATCAACGCAACTGACGGCCCATCGCCTTCGTCGTTTTCTTCCTTGAGATGTTTGTAGATGCCGCCGTTCTTCCCACGGAAATACCTATTGGGCAGCTTCGGGACTACAAATTCCATCACTGGGGTTTCTTCGTTTGTAGTCTTGTACTCAATGACATCGCCTTCTTCAGACTTGGCAATCTCATGCCCCAGCACGATGGGCGACTTTATCTTCCCCTTGTGGATACAGTTCTGACATATCCCCGGCGCAAAAGAATCAAACGTATCGCAGGTATATGGGCCTTTGATTTGGCTGGCCTTGCGTTCTGTTGCCGCAGGGTCGTACTTCGGGTGATTCTTGGATATGAGGTGTATGGCCTTGTCGCGGTCTACGCAGTGCTGGGCGATGGATAGCCCCGCCCGCCACAAAGGTTCTTCAATATTCTCCTGATCCTCAACCACCAAGCGCAACTGTTCACAGCCAAACCCGCTTGCGGTCTTCTTCAGGATGGTACGAAACCGTGACTGTTTATTACCAATAACGGCTTTTGTGAAGTCGTCTAATTCCTTGGAGGCATAAGGCTTCTTCGCTTCTACCAGCGGCCCCATACGTTGGGCAAAGTCATCAAACTCCATCGGTTTTGATAGGTGCATCAGAACAACATCATGGGGTGGAGTATCTTTAAAGTTTTTAGTGCCGGGGATACGCAACACCCTAGCGGCATCTGCTGGTACAGCAGGGTCAACAATGAATTTGTACTCAAGGCATTTGGCCTTGAACGTCTCGGCCACAGGAAGCCACTTGTCTTTCGGTACTGCCTCGGTCAGCGGCCAGTAGACATGCCAGCCACGCCCTGAGTTCACAACAGTTGGACGCGGCAAGTTCAGGGTTTTGCACAATTCCTTGAGTGCCTGCATCCCAGTGGCTTGGTCTACGTACCCTCTGATACGTCCACGCTTGTCTGGCTTGGCTTTGTCCTCGCCGCAGTCAATGTCCAGAAAGAAAGATTTCAACAGGCCACAGTTGGCCGCATCACGGTTCTCGTCGGTGACAAACTTGCCACAGCCAAAGAATACATCCACACCGTTAGCCACCAAACGGTCGGCCTCGGCTTCTACTTCTTGTATTGTTTTATGGTGGGTCTGCGAGTGGTGAGTACCATTCTTCAACCCAAGTACGCAGTAGAACCCTTCTTCAGAAGGGACTACCGCTTCTAGCAAACGAACATCCGCCATATTGTGTCCAAGCACGTCAAAGAGAAAGGGGGACAACGGGGGCTGACGGTTACCCCGTTCGCTCCGTCGAGCTAGTCGCCCCCCGAAACGGTTTACTTCAAGTTCAAGAAAGTGGAAATGTTTTTCTGGTGATCTTTGCTGGGTATATGAGTTCCGGAGAACCAGTTGTATACCGTCTGCCTAGTCACATTGAAAAGCACCATAACATCAGTAACAGGGACGTCGTTGGAGATGCAGTATCTGCCCAGACGAACGCCCAAGTTTTTTATGCTGGCCGCTTTGTTGAGTTGAGCAACTTTCTGGCTGTATCCAATCATTTGTCGTCATCTCCCCAATCGTCAACCATGGCCGCAAGGTTTTGCTTGGGCTTGGGTTCAGATATGGTTTTCTTCTTCTCAACACGGACGGTAGGTTCTGGTACTACTACCTCGGCATCCTTGGCTTCAGCGGCGGCAGAACCAGCAGGCGCAACGAGCTTGGGAATCGCTGGCACTTCAGCCTTTTTGGTGAAGTTCATCTTGCCCGCATTGATCGCAACCTGCGTCTGCCCTTGGGCTAACGCGATCTGGTATGTCGGCTTATCAAGGAACTCTGAGTTGCTGAACACCAACTTGGGGAAATCGCTGTCAGTGTCAAAGGTCAAGCGGGTGGCCAACATGTTCAGGTTGTATCCTGAGCTTGCCACGTACTTGGCGTATTGCAGGAACGGCATGTGGTCAACATCGCCCGTACCGAAGATACTTTTCTGGGGCAGGATCAACTGAAAGATGTCGCCGCCCACATTGTTACGCAGGACAACACCCAGACGCCATGAGTAACGGCAAGCCGCACGACCGGGGCCACCTGCACCTTTGATAGCTTGGGGGCAGTCTTTACAGATGGATGCTTGGGGGTTCTCAACATCTGCATCGGGGCGCTCTCCATTGCTTGACCAGCAGTCAGGAATAGATGTCTCCTCAGAGTTGTACTCGGCGGCGTAGTATGACTTCTGCACACTCTTGCTACCGCTGACAATCACGACATCCATGTGAGGGTCGGTGTTCTTGGCAATCTCTTTGCCGCCATCAACCAAACGGAAGACACGCCCGCGCAGTGTGATGCGCTTGACGCTACCACCGGATGAGGTGAAGGCTTTGGTGAAATCGTCCAACTCCACATTCTGCAAGTGGGCTGGAAGGTTGTCTCTAAACGTGGTGACATTGCTCATGGTTCTCTCCTTAGACTGATGGTTTGCGTTTGACAGTGACAGCGTAACGGCTATCGACGTTGAGTCCCTCAGGGTACTCGTCTGGATGTTCCTCCAGAAAATCTCTCATGTTTGTATCGTGGATGCGCTTGTGCAGTACGCCATAGGCTTTGTACTTGTCAACAAGGCGGTAGACTGCTTCCCAGTTCGTTGGGTTGTAGCGCTTGACTACTCGCTTGACAACGATTGTTTTCGCAGTTGACATGCTTGTAGTGTTGTCAGCAAGCATGATCTGGACAAGTTTGTTTTCGATCTCAGCAAGCTGATCGGTAAACACTTTGTCTGCGGCTTCAAACTTTTCTTTGAATGCCTCACGCTCTGTGCGGATCTTGATGTACTCAGTAGAAAGATCTTCTACTGATTCAGTGGTGACAATGCTCTCTTCCATTTGAAGCTCCGTTTTGTTATGGGGGTTATTGTATGGCTTGTACTAGACTTTGTCAAGTATCTGCCAATTCTTTTTTGTAGAGATCAACCACTTTTTCGTGGTTCGTTATATTGCTCTGCAACATAGCGTACAGTTTGCGCTCAATGGGGCTTCCCTCAATGTGCACAACTGTCATTGTGTTACGTTGGCCGGGCCTGTTAATACGGGCGTTGGCTTGCAGATACGTCTCTGTGGACGTCACCGGAGCGTACCAGATAACAACATTGGCGGCGGTCAGGGTAACCCCGTGGGATGCCGCTTGCGGTTGTATAACCAGTACCGTTGGGTCTTTGGTTTCTTGGAAATTCTTGAATATCCTTGTACGCGCTTGGACTGGCACGTCACCATTTATGACTTCACAAGTGATGCCCTCTTTGTTGAGGTAATCGTGAAGCATTGTGATCGTGTGTTTAAACGGCACAAAGATCAAGACTTTGTGGCTGGCTTCGTCGATGACTTCTCTGACGGCTTTCAACCTGTCAGATACATCAAACTCAACGACCGCCCCGCTGTCGCTATACACAGCGCCGCAAGATATTTGCAACAGCTTGTTCATCTTTGCCGCCGCATTGACCGAGCTGATCTCCTCGCCCGCCGCCTCAAGAAGCATCTGATCTTTAAGCTCCTTATAGTACTTGCGTTGTGATGGGGTCAGTGGTGCGTAGCGGCTGGTGTACATTACCTCCGGCAAATCAAGGCACTCGTCCTTGGTAAACCGAATCGCTGGCTGGAGCATATCAAACACAATCTGCTCAGCGTTTGGTCTGGGCAACCACCGATACATGCTGACTTGTTGCATCACAGACTCACGGAAATCGCCAAAGAAACGAGGCGCTTTCTGCGGGGCGCATAAGCGGCCAAGCCCATAAGCATCAAGTGGGGACTGAGAGGCTGGTGTACCTGTTAACAACCACAACCGTGTACTTGGTCTAACCAACTTGTGCATCAGTTTCCAGCGTTTGGTCTGGACATTCTTGTATGCGTTGGCCTCGTCGATGACTACCAAATCAAAGCAATCATTGTTTAACAATTCGTCAGCAATGGTTGTCAGTCCGTCATAGTTGATGATGACAAACTGCGCTTTGCTCTGCACAATCTTCGCCCGCTTCTTGGCATCCCCATACGCCACATCCACAGATCGGTGCACGGCAAACTTAAACAAATCAGCCTGCCACGCGGATTGCATGATGGACAACGGGCAGACAATCAAAACACGTTTGACTATGCCCGCATTCATAAGTTGGTCAGCAGCCCAGATTACTGAGGCGGTCTTTCCTGTACCCTGCTCGTTAAAGCAGAAAGCTCTGTGATGGGCTATAAGAAAAGATGCTGTTTTTCGTTGATGGTCAAAAGGCTCAAACCCCATAGGGCGTGGCCATGTGTATTCTTGCATGTGTTATTTCATTGATGAATCGGGGTTTCGTTTAAAGGATCGGTTCTTGTGCGGAGATTCAAGTCTGACCCCGTCTTTGTTTGATCCACCTTTAGATAAAGCCTTGACGTGTGCAACATCTTTTCCACTGCGGTCAACGCCTTTGGCATCAAGTTTTCTTCGGGCTCGTTGGCGCTCCATCCGGTCAGGCAACTCACCTCTTTGCTTTTGTTGTTCATACTCTTTCTTGTATGGGCGTGGTTTGTTGATATAAGGCATCTGATTTCTCCTTTATGTGAAGTACGGAATTTCTGGCTATGCGGACTTCCACCACAGCCATTTCAAGTTGATCCATGGCAAGAATATAGTCCTCTTCCAGCAAATAGTCATGCGCTTTTTTCAACGCCCGCTCTGCCATCATCAGCGGGTAAGCGTAATCAATTAGTTCTGTCATTTTTTTCCCTTTCAAATCTGCTATCTTTTAAAAATGATCTCAACCATTTACCTTTGCCAAGCTTTACCCACTCTTTGTATTCACTCTCTGTCAATCTTGCACTTACGCTGTGCCCGTTTTTGGTCAGTTCACGCTTTTTTGGCTTTAACACTTTCTTTCCCCTTACTGTAAGCAAGCACTTGTTTTTTCTCGTTCAGTTTGTCCGCCGCTCGTTGGCTCGCAATCTGCCCAGCCCTAGCTCCGCTGGCCATCTGCTTCATCTTCACATCACTTGAGAAGACACTCGGCCCTCTCCAATCAAATGCGTTATTTACACTCATCTCTTTTCCTCATGTCCATAATTGAATCGTGAAAATGATATTCACAACTGTGCTTTTCTCCTGCCGGTTTAGTTATGAATACCAACCTACAGTCTGTGCAATACCATGCTGACCCTTGGGCAACAATAGTTGTTTTGTTTGGGTGCTGACCTTTTTCTTTGCCAAAGAATGTTCTGATCTGTTCAATCATTCTTTCCCCCTCCATATTCTGATTGCCCTCTTAATTGCATACCACAAGCTCTTACGCATAAGCTGTTTCTTTAATTGTTCATTCTCAAGCAACAGTTCGCTGTTGTGCATGGACATTAGATTCCATGCTTTTTGAATTGCTTCGTTATCCATCATGTTTCTCCCATCGTTTACACAAGTCTTGAGCTGTCCTACTCTTTGGTTTCTTGTTGCACATGGCGCTGACTGATGCCTGCTTTGCTTTCTCCCTGATCTGTCCTGCCGTCAGGACGATAGGCTGCGGCTCGGCTGGATACATTCCATGCCAGCCTGATGCGCCAAGGACGGCGCTTAGGATGAGTCGGTCAAGCATTGTTCTTTCCCTTCAAAAACATATCCACTTTTTCTTGCTCAAACTTTGCATAGTGCTGGGCCGCTTCCCAAAACCCTTGCAGTGCGTCTTGGTTCACAAGCCACGCGAGGCGGCGTATCGCAGGGGTCAACTCAACGCCAGCTTCGG